ACTGCTGGTTTATTTATTTTTACAACTACAGCATTACACAAATACTTATTAAATATTGAAGAAAAAATTAAAAAATATTTATAAATTTACAAGTTACATTTTTTATATGTTTTATTTTTTTTGTATATTTTTTTCTTTATAGTCCTAGTTCTTTTTGGTTTATCATTGAAAAATCTATGTAAATGAGTTATAATATGTTTTCCTACAATTTTATCTATTTCATATTCTTTTTTGTCTTTTTCCACATATATGTATTTATACAGTTTCCAACGATCTAACATTATTTTTTCAAACTCTTCTACAATATCATATTTTTTACTCAATTCTGAATTTTTAAATCTTTCTAACATTTCTTCAAATGATAAATTATAATAATATGGTTTTATGTTTATATAATATATATTTTCATTAGACATTCCAGGATGAAATGTGTCATCCAAAAAACAAATTTCTGCATTTTGAGGTAACTTAGTGCAACGAATAAAATCATCATGTGTTTTGTTGTGCGTTGTTCTACATATTTCTACTTGCTGTCCATTTACTTTAAATGCTGCAATTATTTGATCAACTAATTTTATATTAATTTTTTTTTCAAAATATTCTATAATATACTTAGCCCATTCACGAGGGCCATTATTATTTGTGTATATCATCATTTTGTCGCAACATTTTGATTCTTTTTTGGTTTTTAAGTATTTTAAAATATTTATTATATTTGGTCGTAGGAACTCAGGAAACAAATCTAATAAAGTATGAAAATCTTGCTGTATTAATTTTCTATTTTCAGTTATCTTGACATAATGAGATAAACAATCCCAGAACATACCAAATTCACTAAAATATCCAAGGGTTTCATCTAAATCAAATACTACAATTTTCATTATTATATATTCACTTTTAGAAAAAGTAGAGCGAAATATTTTATTCAACCTTTATCCACCTTTAGAAAAGGTGGAGCCAAATATTAGAGCAAATAATAGAGCAAATAATAGAGCAAATATTAGAGCAAAGTTACAATATTTGGCTCCACCTTTTCTAAAGGTGGATAGGATTTAAAATATTTATAACTAGTATAGACAATCTATGACCGATTTAAATAATAATGATTATAAAACAATTTTAGAATATTACAAAAAACCTATACCTAAATCAAACCGTTTATTAAAAATGGAAGCAGAAAAAATACTTGTTTCAAAGTTATGTAGTTGTATAAAAAAAATAGATCCTACGAATGAAGCTAAATCAATTGGAATATGTACTAAGTCTGTAATTAATCGCAAAGGATATCGTCGTGGTAAATTCACATGTAAAAGTAAGCCTAGTATTCAAATTAAGAAAAATATTACTAAGAAAAATATTACTAAAAAAATATAAAATATTCTTCTATTGTATATGCCAAAAAATAGTAAAAAAAATAAAAAAATACGTAAAGGTATTGGACGTGGTGCTACTTCAGAAGAATTAAATATGTTAGAAATCGGGGAAAGCAAATTTAGACCTCAAACTAAACATAACGTGACTTTTTACTCGGTTCCTAAAAATCATTTATCTACTTATGTTAAAAATATAGATCTTCCACGACCTACTGGTTTTGATAAAAATGAATTACTAGAAAATAGTTTGAGAGTAGCAGAAAAAAATGCAAAAAATGTAGAAAGTATAAAACCATTAGAACGTATTCCAAGCGCTGATTTTTTTGATAATACACCTCCATATGAATTGGAAAGACGACAAAGAGAGAAATCAGCTGAAAATAGAGTTTCTCACCTTCGGTTACGTAGTAGTTCTTCTGCTAAAGGAAAGAAATATAGAAAAACAATTCAGAAAAAAAGAAAAATAGGAAAAAAAAGAAAAACATTTAGAAAATAAATATGTCTTTATTGTAAGTATGAGTTACGATATTATTATTATTGGTTCAGGTATGTCAGGTTTGTACAGCGCATATCAGATAAAAAAACACGAACCTAATAAATCTTTTCTTATTTTAGAAAAATTTCATAAAAAATGGATTGGTGGTAGAACTAGTAATGAAATTTTTTACGGAACTAAAATTGTTACTGGTGCGGGTATTGGTAGAAAAGATACAAATCCCTTACTTATTCATTTGATGAATGAACTAAAAATTAAATTTGAGATATTTCATTCTATTATGGATTACTCTTCGCTAATTAAACCCATTGATGTAGAAAAAATTATTAACAAATTAAAAACCTTATATAAAAAACATCCAGAATATCAGAGTTTAACATTTAAACAATTTTTTATAAAAATGTTAGGACAAAAATTGTATAAACAATTTACAATATCTGCAGGATATACAGATTATGAAAATGCTGACTTGTATGAAACATTATATAACTATGGCATGGATGATAATAAAGGTGGATGGACCGGTCTTTATGTACCTTGGAAACAAATTGTTGAAACATTATACGATAAAATTGGTTCTAAACATTTCAAATTTAATGAAAATGTAGTTCAAATTGAGAAGGTTAGAGAGAATCAGAATCCTTGTCTGTTCAAAATTACAACTGAAACTGGTGGTATTTATTGGTGTAATAAAGTCATTGTTGCCACTACTATTAATGGAATTAAAAATTTAGTTCCTGATAAGAGTGGAATATATAAACAAATACATGGACAACCCTTTTTACGATTGTATGGCAAATTCAATAAGAAATCTGCCTTAATTATGCAAAAGTATGTACCGCATTATACTATTGTACCTGGACCTCTTCAAAAAATTATTCCTATGGATTCAGAAAAAGGTGTCTATATGATTGCTTATAGTGATAATGCGAATGCAATGGTATTGAAAGATTATTTAAAAAATACTCCAGAAAATCGTGATTTGTATTGTCTTCTTATTGAGCAGTCACTTGGAATTCCAACTGGTTCTTTACAATTAGTTGCAATAAAAGATTTTTATTGGCCTATTGGGACACATTATTATGAACCTTTGAATAAGTTATATTTTAAAACGAGAGATCAGTTTTTGAAACAGGCACAACATCCGGAAAAAGGTATGCTAGTTGTGGGAGAAGCCGTTAGTAGATATCAGGGTTGGGTAGAAGGTGCTTTAGAGTCGGTTCAAACCGTTTTAACAAAAAAATGGATTATTGACGAGTGTTAGATAAATAAATAATAACCATGATAACCTATTGCTGCAAACCCTAACATTAGTAAGAGCTCAAAATATTTTCTTTTAGTATTCTCTCTATTGTAACCAATATAGACTAGTAATGGACCAACTAAAAGAATATGAATCAAATTTACCCAGTATGGTTTATCTACTTTTATATAACTATAACTCTTATAACCATGGTAAAGTATAATAATAATACCTAATCCTAATAATATTGGATACATATAGGGAGATATTTTATCTCTTTTTATTCCTACATAAAGAAATAGTCCGCCAACAATGATTATATGAAATAGATGTACAAGGGTCTCCGGCTTCATATAATATAATAAATTATTATAATAAATTAAATTTATTTTCTTATAATAATATAGAATGGATAATTATAATAATATTGAAGTTAAGAATATACAAAATGGTGGAAAAATAGTGCGTAAAGTTTCTATTAAGAATGGAAAGGGATATAAAAGTGTTACAAAATATCACAAAGGTAAAAAAATAGGTAGTGCAAAAAAACCAATTCATAAAGACCATATGAAACTTATTAAAATGGGCAAATTTATTCCTGGACTATTTTCTGATTGTGGATGCAAAAAAACTCGTCGAAATAAAAAATATCGCAAATAAATTATTTAGATAAATGATCCAGTGCTGATAAAAGTACTAATTCTTGCTCTGTTAGCTTCTGAAATATTAAATTTTTATCAAAAGAGAATTGAAAATGTCGCGATTTATAACCATAATTTTTACATAGACAATATACCCCATCATCTTTTATTTTCATTTCGCAAAAGAGTGCACCTTTTTTCAAAATTATATTTTCTGGATCTTCCAAAGGTATCCATCGAATAAAGGCGCCATATTTTAGATCATTCATTTCATCCACATATTTATAGTCTTTTAATTTTTTTAGAAGCTCAAGAGTTTCTGTTTTGGGTAGATGAAGCTCTTTTAATACATTCAAGTTCATATCTATAATTTTGTCTGTTGTAAAATTCATGAGTGTTTCATTTGTTTCGTCATCTAATGCTTTTAATAACTTACTTACGTCCATATAAATATAAATATAAATATAATTATAAAGTAAATTATGTTTATATCCTTTTCCACCTTTTGAAAAGGTGGAGCCAAATCTATTTAACTTTGTTTCTATTTTTGTTGATATTTTGTTATTATTTTGCTCCACTTTTTCTAAAAGTGGATTACCACGCACTACCAAAACCGCCTCCTAAAACAGCATTTGCTGGCATAATATCATTACCAAATCCTTCTATACCACCTGGAGTAGCCGCACCAACTAATGGTGTTGTATCTTGTCTATACATATTATTGTAGTTTGGTAATTGCTGGGTTGAAGTTGATTGTTGCTCATAGTTTGGTAATGCACTAATGGCAGTACCTTCTGTGTAATTTGGTTGACCTGTTATAGGTCCAATTTGTTGCTGTCCGGAAATGGGTTGAGAAACCTTCACATTACCAGAATTCTTCTTATTCTTTTTTGCCTTTGGATCTTCACTCTTACCATTCCATAATTCAGAAATACGTTCTACTAAAATACTTACTTTCTCTCCTAATTTTGTTTGTAAACTCATTGTAATCATTAATACTGCTAAAACAATGAAAATAATATGGAAATCAGGGTATTTTGTATTACTATATGTAGGAACATATGTAACTATTCGGTGAACTAATAATAGACCTAAAAATGTAACAATTATTTGAATTAATATTTCGGCAACCACCTCAACAGATCCTTTATTATCATCTGCCTCAGGAACATATTTTCCAATTGTTTTTGTTAAAATAACTACTGGAATAATTGCTAATAAAATATACTGAAGTGTATTTAATATTTCAGATTTTGAGTCATCATCAAAATTAAATACATGTTTTAAAAATCCTTTGTTTGAATCATCTGGACTATCCATATATCTATAGGGTATAATTAGAAATTAAAATATAGAATTTGATTATAAATAAAAGTTATTCTAAATACTATTTAATATATTTTATTTCATTATAAATTTTATTTCATTATAAATTTTATTTTTAGGAAAGGTTTATACAAATATAGAGTTAAAAATAGTTAGTGTTTGACTCAGCCTTTCTTAAAGGCAGATATGCGTAAGTAACTTAAAAACAAATTGTATATAATTATTATTATGAGTTCAAGATCACTCGCTGCTGCTAGATCTAGACGTGCTGGAGAAAATGCACCTCCAGTTTCAGGAAATCGTCCAGTTACTTCTATTGGTTCATACGCTGCATTTGGACAACAACCACCTAATCAACAACAAAATGTTAGAGTTTCAAGACCACCTCAACAAAATACATATCAACCACAAAATACATATCAACAACAAAATACATATCAACAACCACCTCCACCTCCATCTCCACAAGTAAATTCAAATAAACTACCTTTTACAAAATTAAGCATTTCCGACGCCATTGGATTAATTACTATTAGACTTGGACGTGTTGAACAATGGATTATTGAAACAGATCATGAAAATGAAGAAAATGATCATTCTTCTAATTTACCAAATAATTCCAGAATTGTGGATAATAGTATACTTACTAATTTTGCAAGCAGATTAGATTCACTTGAAAAGAGAGAACCTGTTTTAGGAAATAATTCTGAAGAATTTACTAAATTAGTCGAAGATGTTGGAAAAATGAATACGCATTTAGAAAAAATTGTAGAAGAATCGTCTAAACATTCATTGATTACTTCCAAACATACTGAGCAATTATTTAGATTTGAGAGAGAGCTTATAGAGACAAAAGATATATTAAAGACATTTATGTTGAAATACGATCAATTTGCTAATGAAACAAATGATAAATTTGGAGATTTTGAATATGTTATTTCAGAATTAGAAAAAAATGTACAGGTTAGTGAAGAACAAGTATTAGAAAATGCAAATGAAGAAAATGCAAATGAAGCACAAGAAAATAAAGCAAATGAAAATAATGATATTGATAATCAGAATGATGAACTTCAATCATCTGCTATTATGAATGTTGATTTGAAAAATATCATTAAACAAGAACTAGCTACAGGTATTGTTGTTTAAATATATTTTAAAAATACCTAAATACATTTAGATTTATTATTAAATGAGTGATACAGATAAGTTGATTAAGGATGTTGCTATTGATATTATTTGGTGATTACTTAACAATCCATATATGGATCTAACTTATAAATTTCATAATCAACTACCTATGTGTACTGTGTATACTACAATTTTGGGTACAGGTATTTCACTATTTGTTATGAAAAAATATTTTTGAAAAGAAGAAGTTTAAAAAAGATATTAAATATAAAGTGTTCTATTATATTTAATATGGAATTCCAAATTTGTGATAAAAAGAAAAAAGATATTTTTGTATCTGTTTTTCAAGTGTTAAAAAATTGTTCATCTATTATTAGTTGCACATTTGAAGAAGAGCTACTACATATTCAAGGCATGGATAAATCTCATATTTGTTTATTTGATGTTAAACTAAATAAATCTTGGTTTGATAATTATATTATATCTGAAAAGAAGATTATTTCTTTTGATTCCAATATATTTCATTCTATTATTAGTACAAAATCAGATAATCAAAGTTTTATTTTTAAAATGGATCCTGATAATGAAGATACTCTTCATATTGATTTTGTCACTGAAGATAAAAATCAAAAAGAAGATGAAAATGAAAATCAAAAAGAAGATGAAAAAACAGATAAGAAGACAAAAAAGAAGGAGAAAAAAGTAAAAAGAGTAAAAAATACGAATGATAAAGAAAACAAACAATTTAAAAAATTCTTCAAGTTACCTCTTACAGAAAATGATTACAATGAATTAAATATTCCTGTAACTGAATATGATGCAGAATTTTCTTTATCTTCAAAACATATAGATGATATTTTTACTCAACTGAGTCTATTTGGAAATGATATTATTGTAAAATGTTCTGAAGAAAATATATTTTTGACTGCTAATGGTGTTACTGGAGAGATGCGTGTTGAAATACCAATAGATGATGTATCTAGTTATAGTATTGTAGAAGGTGAAGAAATTGAATTGATATATAGTTTAATTTATTTGAACAAAATGTGTATTACCAATAAGTTATCAGAAGAAGTTGAATTTGCATTGAGTAGTGAATTTCCTATGAAGATTCTTTATCCTTTAGGAGAAGATAGTTCAATATCATTTTATATGGCTCCTAAAATTAGTGATGACTAAAAAATATATATTCCTTCGTTATACTTAACAAAAATTATTATATTTTTTATGTAAAACTATAACAATGAAAATACTTATTGGATTTTTTATTTTTTGTTTAGTACTATTTATTTATTTACATATACAATTTCATTTAAAAACAAGTGAAGACTTGGAAATGTATGAAGTTGAAGAACCTTCAAAAAATAAATTAGAAGAAATTTGTGATCTTCGTCAACCAGTATTATTTGATTTTGAATGTGATAAAATTATAGAAACTACAAATAAAAACTATATTTCTAATCATTATAATTCTTTTGAAATAAAAATACGAAATGTGAATGATCAAGACACTAGTTCTGAGTTATATATTCCTTTATCTATTAATTCAGCAGTAAAATTATTTGAAGAAGATAAAAATTCTTGTTACTTTTCGGAAAATAATAGTGAATTCTTAGAAGAAACTGGTATTATTAAAAATATGAGACATAATGATGAATTTTTGCGTCCCTATATGGTTTCTAATTGCAATTATGATATTATGATGGGTACGAATAATACATGTACTCCATTTCGTTATGAATTGAATTATAGAAACTATTTTGTTTTGACACAAGGAAGTGCACAGGTTAAACTAACACCTCCAAACAGTAGTAGATATTTGTATCCTATTTATGACTATGAAAATTTTGAATTTAAGTCTCCTGTAGATCCATGGAATCCGCAACCTAAATTTAAAAATGATTTTAATAAAATTAAATGTCTTGAATTTACTTTAACACCTGGCAAAACTGTTTTTATACCTGCTTATTGGTGGTATAGTATTAAATTTAATTCAAATACTAGTATATCATGTTTTCGTTATAGAACTTATATGAATAATGCGGCTATTTTACCATATATTGGTATGCATGCATTACAAATTCAAAATGTCAAAAGAGACGTGGTTAAAAAAGCGAATATATCACAATTAAATCATGAAATAATACATCCACTAGATAATAATGATATAAATAATGATAATACAGATAATAATAAATTACATGAAATAAATAATGATAATATAAGTAACAATGAATTATATGATAGTATTCCAGCTATAGGTACTACTGCTGATGAATTATCTAAATCAACTTTTATAGAAAATTCATTTAGAAATTCAATTGATTAAATTATTTTTTTTACATATATAAAATATTCTAATATTATATAATGTTTAGTTTATCTTCTATTTTTGGTAAGAACAGTTCTACTAAGAGTAAAAAAACAAAGACTAAGTCAAAGAGTAAAAAAACAAAGACTAAGTCAAAGAGT